GAGCGTAGTGTTCCAAGGCGAGTCCGCCGCTTTTGGTGCCGGTGATACGGCCCACTCGTTCATCAAGCCATGCCTCGGTTTCGTGGGCTTGCGATACATTGATGATCTTCATTGATGTTGTCCTTTCGGTTGGGTGTGGGCGGGTGACGAGTCCCGCCCACAAGTCTTCTATCTTGAATATGGAATGTGATTGCTGATAATGGTTTGTGTTCAACTCCTTTTACAGATTGGGTATGCGCTCCGGTCGAGATCGACAACAAGTACCTTCAGCCTCGGCTGAGGCTCGCAATAGCTGTAGTCTCCCCTCCCGGCCGCCATGTCGAGGGCCTGTCCGATGCAGTAATCGACGTCATCCACGATGTAGGCGAGCTCCGGTTCACTGACGGTCTCCAGCCCGCCGAGCTCGAAGAAGTCGGCCGACTGGTCGGGCCCGTACTGCGAGTTCTCCTCATCCCACCCACGGATAGAGATTTCAACTGCCTTGTTGTTGTCAATAAGCCTAATCATTTTGGTTTGTCCTTCCTTTGGATATAAGCTCAAGCCGTTTGCTTGATATATATAATATATCACATGTTGTGGGATTAGTCAATCAGCGACACGCAGGGACAGGTCTCAGCGCTCTAGTAGGACGTGGATAATCAACGGTGATTGATGGGCGTGATTGATAGGCTCACGCCCAAAAGCCCGGAATATAAGAGGGGGACTACTTACGTTCCCCTTTCACGCCTCGCTTTCGCAGTCGGAAAGGTCAATGTCAAAGCAACGCGCAATATAATCGAAGTTCTCACGCTGCTCATCAGCCGTCAACGCCCGAACGAGATTATCCAGCAGCGTTTCCGCGCCGAGCGAGTCAAGCAGCTTGTCGAAGGCAAGTTCGTTGTCAAACATTTCAGATACTCCATTCCAGCTCCCTTATTAGAACAAGAGGGCTTATAAATCGGTTGTTTTAAGCAAAATCCCAAAAGTGCGCCAACGCGAAATGCCACTTACATTCGGTTGACGGCGTTCATCAGACTGTTCAGGTCGGTTTGCGTGAGTCCATTCCATCCCCTGACCCGACGTTTCAGAGTGCCGTTGATGAAGTCTCCGCGCTCCGCAGATGTGATATTGTGCGCATCCATAGCCTTGACCAGATCGGCGTACTGTTCGGCGCTGATCGCACGGTCTGCGGTCTCGTAACGCTGCTTGGCATACGCGCCGTCGTCGTCCTTGTCGGGGAAGATGCCCAACACTGCGTAGAGACTATAGCGGCGGGCGTAAGTGATCGCGCTACCGACCTGCTGGGGGTCGCCGGTCACGAAGAACGGATAAGAGCAGACCACCATCTGGTCTGTATCATCGAAAATGATGGTTTCCACTGTTCCGATGGCCTGTCGCGTTTCTCCCGTGTTGTCGAACGTGACGCGCTGGCTGAATGCCAGACCGTACTTCTCGAAAACCGGTTTGATGGTTTTGAGTATCGTGGCGAGGTTGAGATACTTGTAAGTCCGGTTACCTGCCTGTGCGGTTTCGTCGGTGACGAAGTTTGGGACTTCGTTGAGGACTTTCATGAATTTGTTACTGAGGTTGTTGGCCGCCATTACAAAGTTCCTTTCTGATAGTGTGATGATATATAAAGTATATCACATGTGGTGTGATTAAGCAATCAGCGACACGCATAGACATGTCCCAGCGTCCCTAGTAGGACGGGTTAGGACGCTGTGAATTGGCGGAATAACGCCAATTAGGACGCTAGGACGCTAGGACGTGCATTAAGTCAGATTGGCCATGCCTCGCCGTTCGTCAAATACACATTATCTGCGTCCCCGTTGTCGAACTGGGCACCCAAAAGCCCGTCCAGCATTGGCATCCCGCCGAGATTGTACGCTTTCACGAAGGCTTCGAGGCGGGTCGGCTGATTGCCTTCAAGCACGTACATGGTGCGCGCCCACTCGGTCTTCCCGTTACGTTCCTCATAGTCCCGGAATGCTTGCTCGTACACGTCGGCGTCAACGTATCCGTAATCTCCGATACGCCAGATATCGTCTGTCTCGGTGTATGTGTCGAAGTCGCGGCATTCGGGGATTAGACGGTTATCGATGCTGCGAATCATGTCGCGGGCCTGATCGAGAGTGATTTCCGTAGCGTTTCCCATTTCTGTTCCTCCTTTGCCTTGTCCGAAGGCGCGGTATTCGAAGCCGCACCGTTTGGGCTCCTGAGTCCAGTGGTCTTTGGCAAGGTGGATGACGCGCTGGATGCCGCCGCGAATAGTCTGGATATATGCCTCGTTCATTGTGTCCTCCTTGGGAATAATGCAAGCCTATTGGCTTGATATATTTATTATATCACATTGTGTCTTATGATGCAAACAAAAAGGCCGGGACTCGCCCGGCCTGTAATCACTCTTCCTCGGCGTCTTTCCTCGCTATCTCGATGATCTTGGATACCGCAGCAGCCATATTCTTGATTCCGTTACGTGAAGCGAACGATGTCACCTGATGCACGAACTCGTCGTACAATTCCATAGGCACCAACCCGAGCATATCCGAGTTGCAATCATCCACGAACTGTTCAAGTTCTTCGTATTCGCGGGTCAGAAACAAAAACTCCACGTTCTTATACTCGTACTTCACATTCAAACTGTTCAGGTTGATTTGCTGCGGTTCGACGTGCGGTAGGCTGTCCTGATCGAGTCCGCTGAGCAACAAGTCGTCTACGTTGTCCATCTGAGTGACCAGCTGCGCCAGTAGTTTCTCGTCGGCGTGGCCGGTGAGTTCGTTGGCGGCTATCTGCTTCGCCGTTATGGTGGAACGTGTCATAGGCTTCGTGTCCACGATAACCGGGATACGTTGGATACCGGCGCGGGCGGCGGCTCTTGTACGATGATGGCCGGAAACAATACTTATCGGCCCTTCTCCGTTCGGTTGCGAACAGTACGGCAATGACTCCAACATCCCTCGTAGCTTGATGTTCTGGGTCAGCGCGTCGAACTTACGTGGTTCCATGACCTGCGCGTTCAGGTCTTGTTCCTTGAGATTGACCACATCAACCCACTTGATTACCAAACCGTCGGCTATGGTCATTTCTTGCGACGTGTCGATATCGGCCATTATTCCCTCCTGTTCTCTTTGGCTAGGAACTGTCCGAGAATGTTCCTTAAGCCGATTTCGTCGTGCCAATCGCTCTTATACTGCAATTGGTACTGTCCGTTTTTACGGTCGCGTCTGTCCAGTTTCATCAGTCCGCGAAGTCCCTTCGCTTCGGGGTAGCGCGTGTACTCAACGGTTGCCAGCCCATCGCACGCATCGACGAGTATCTGTGTCTTGGGCGTAGCGCAGAGCTGGAACGTGGAACGACGTAACGCTATCATCGTGACCAGCTTCGTAAGCCGATACCGTTCGTGGGATACCCCGAATGCTTGACGCAATACCGCGTAGCGAATCGTGTACATGGGATTCGGCAAACCATATCCGATGATCCCGGCAACGTAACCGTCGATTAGTACGAGAACACACATCGGGCTCACGTTTCCCGATATCCTATGACGCATCACTTGCAGATACGAGTCTTGGGCCGCGCTATCGCGTAACGGTACGACCTTGATTTCGGAACGTTCGGTAATCTGATGATCTCTGGGCAATATCGGTATCGGTATCTCCGCCGATTTCGACGACGCCACAGTCACCATGTTCCCGCCGACAAGACGTTTGACCTCGTTCGGACGGTTGGAATTCATGTAAATCACACTGTCCAAACCCAGACGCCTAGCGTAGACCGGGCTATCAGTTGCGGCGTTTCCGGGCGTTTGCTGCTGCTGGCAGATCAGCAACGCCTTACGCCCATCGAACAGCTTACAGAGCTTGGGAATATCGACGGGCGCATTGAACACGTTGTATTCAGGTTCCGCCCATTGGAACCTCCCCCCGGTCTCGAAGAACTTTTCATAAGCTCCCGGATACGTAGGAGGATTGGCGAGCACGATGGTGTGCGGGTCATCCATAATGCGTTCCGCATACTTCATCGGGTCGGTGGCCTCGTATCTCAGCCCACCAAGTCTGACCATATTCGCTGCGATTCGCTCCCGTAGCTGGCCGACGTGTTCCGAATCGTTGATGTCAAGATCAGCCAGAAGTTCACGGTAGTAATCGACATCATCGTGCTTGCTGAGACGCATACGATATTGCGCCATGATTACGGTAGCCGCGTCATCCGCTGCGTTTCCTGAGAGCGAGACTGGTGAACCGTCAACGGTTGCCCGCATTTCGGTGAGAGGCTTACCGCTATATGCATATCCGAGCGCTGCGGTGTACGCCCACACGTCGCACGCCTCGATTTGCTCCGGTTTCCAGCCGTTCTCCACGGCGACCATGCAGTTCGCGAAGGCTCCGGCGTACAGTTCGACGTATCGCGTATACCCTGACGCGGGTGCCTGCCTAAACAGATTCCCGTTCCAATCACGTTCGGGCTTATCCCAAGTGTTGAGGAACAATATGGACGGTGAGTTGAAACCTGCCATCAGACCGCCCACCAAGAGTCGAACTTGGTGCCTCCCAATTCGAGATTGGGCGCTCTATCCGGTGAGCTAGGGGCGGAATAGCAACGGTCATTAGAATAGCACATTTTGATCGGCCTCCAAACCTTTTTGTAATTCCTTGACTTCTTCACCGGTCTTTTCCTGCCACCATTGGGCGAAAATCGTTCGGTGGCACAAGCCTTTTCTTACGTCATCGAAGCATAGAAGCACGATGTCTTTACCGCCGTTGAGTTGCGATATCGTTTCAAGTTCCGTTCTGATGCGGGCGACCCCGTGTGAGTCCAGCATGGCACGATACCGTTCGGTGAATTCTTCGTCGGTTCCTTCCATGAACCATCGGCCCGGCGTCACTGTTTTCGCCGATGCTGCGATTGTGTATGGTAGCCGCCATCTGGGCGAACCGTACGTTATGCGTACCGGTATGCCTTGTGACGGGGTGAAGTCGTGGTATCGGTTTGTGTAGATCTTCATATGCATCCTTCCATGCAATGTGTGATATAGATATTATATCACACTGTTGGTTCTTGTTGCAAATTGCCCACATTCTTAACTTCGTCTGGGAAGAATTCCATTTCCAAAGCCTCCACACCTCCAGTAGCACCCCAATACGCACGCCTCGCACGCAGAAACGTCGCCACATCGGCGGCCATGGAATCGGGAAGCCTATGGGCCATCCAATCCGACAGCTTCGCTTCGCTCCGCTCCTCCCGCTTCTGAACCCTCCAGTTAACCGGGTTGGCCAGCCACATGGGCAGAGTCCGCACGTACTGCAATGGCGTACCCTCGCAGGATTTCACGAAGCGCTTCGCCGCTCTCATGAGCGTGTTGGCACCAACCTCGTCGTAAGCCGTATTGAAATACATGAGGAATTCGTTAGAGACCCTGCACTTCTTTGGCCACAACGCCATAAGAGCCTTGAGGGTATCCACCGAATGGCAGGTGACTGTGATTTTTTCTTTGTCGCGCGAGTATTGTTCTTGGGTTTTGTTCTCTTGGGTATTGTTAGTCAAAACCTCGTTTTGGGGTGGGTCAAAAGCAGGTTTTGGGGGGTCAAAAGCAGGTTTTGGGGTCGGTTCAGGGTCATAACCCTGTTTTGGGGTGGGCTTCCACAGCGAGACGTGATACCGGTTGGCCCTGCCATCGGACTTGACCCGTCGAATGTACCCCAATTGTTCCAGCACGTTGAGGCTCTTGGATACCGTGGGCTGTGAGCAACGCGCGATCTTCGCCAGCCGCTCCAAGCTGGGCCAGCAGACGCCGGTGTTGTCGGCGTGACGTATCAGCGCCATATACACCAGCAGGTCGTAGCCGCCCAACCGGTCATCATCCACCGCCCAATTCGGTAGCATCGAAAAACCCGAGTTCTGTGCTATACTCGTATCGGACACGTTTCCACCTTTCTGTTAGCGCCTCTCTTCCGGTTCCACGGGGGAGGCGCTTACTTTATTCCTATTACTATCTTATTTGACCTTGGTGCGCACGGTTCCAGTGCGCATATATATATTATATAGCTAGCACATGCTACTTGCAATCAAGAATAATCTGATGTATATTTAAATCATGTACGCTAAAGACTACACCGCAACGACGGAGCAGTACGCGGAACGCTGGCACCTCAACATCCAGACCGTCCGCAGATACTGCCGTGAGAAACGACTGCCATACATCAAGGTAGGCAACCGCTACTACTTCAACCCCGACATCACACCACTACCCATAGGAGCAACGATCGACGATGAATGACCCAAGAATCACACTGCCGCTCGCACGCTTGGCGGCAGACCCCGAACGCAAACAGACCCGCAACGGCACCCCCTACACGCTTATCCGAGTCGCCGCCACAGGCGGACACATGGACAAGACCACAAAACAATGGGTAGACCACGACACCATGTGGGCAACCATCTTCGAATATGACCTGAGACTTGCGGAAACCTACGAACGCATGCTACGCAAGGGCACCTCTGTCCGCGTCGAAGGCGTCCTCAAATGGAAGACCGACACCGACAACCAAGGGCAGCCGCGCACCGACTTCATCATCGAACACGCGACCATCAGCCTCGCCATGCTCAAAGCCAAGAACCAGCAGCCTCAGCAAACTCAGCAGTCCGGCAACCAGTGGCCGGGAACCGACACGTTCGGCCCGACCAGCTCGTTCACCCAGACCGACAACGAATGGGACGTGTTCTAAATGGCAGTGAACGTCACCGAGAAAGACAAGACACTCAACGAGATCATCGACTGGTGCGAACAGATGGAAGCGGATGGACTGAGATTGGCGAGCGCTCTTCTGACGAAGCATGACATGGCCGCATACGGTGTCGTGAAGGGCCAAGTCAACGCATACGAAAAGACAGCCGACCACTGCCGTTCCATGCTCGGCTACACCGGCAACATGCCCACGGAAGTACCGAATCAAAGCGAGGACACGAAATGAGCATGAGAGTGAGAACAACTTACTTGGCAAAATGTGACTACCCGGGCTGTCGCATGCAGTACAACTTCTGGGCACCGAGCGAGGAAAACGTAATCATGGACATTACCAACGAAGGAGACTGGTTGTGCCTGTTCACAAATGACAATGAGCCGCGATTCTTCTGTCCATTGCACTTGCGATACGTGCAAAACTCACATTATGACTGGCTGCCCGTATTTTACGATTCCGACAACCCAGACACGCAAACAAGCGTGCACGCTCTAAACAAGTACTACGAGGATATGAGCACACCGCAACCACTGCCAAAACCGGACTGCGAGGACACCATACTAGCGATTCTCACAAGCGAGGACACGAAATGAGCAGAGTAATCCGATATGTAGAGTGCACCCACTGCGGCGAGACGGTGGGCACATATTACGTGACCTGCCCGTACTGCGGATACAGGCTGGCTGTGCACAGTCTGCCACCAAGGGAGAAATGTGCGGACTGACCCAAGTCACCACCGATTGAAAGGAATTACCATGACCCGCTATCTCGTAACGGACCAACAACTGCGTCACGCAATCCACTCGGCCATAAGAGCTCTGGACATTAGCAAGCAAGATGATAATTACACCATCGAATCAGCTGCCAAAGTCTCCTATAAAGCTCTAGAATTATTGGCCTCATCGAAGATCACCGAATCGGAACAAACCGAGAATCCCAAACAGGATGCTGGCCGTGAAATCGATACGAGCGCGTACCTATTTATCCAACTAGAGGCAGACGAACTCGTCCGGATGATCTGTGACGCCTACCAAACCGGCGTATTTTCAGGAAAGGAGCAATCATGAAATTCACGAAACGCGCATACATCAAAGTGTGGCAGAACTGCCCAGAAGACGAACGCGAAGACACCACCATAACCCTCTATGACTACGAGGACGCGAACGAACTCAACAGTATCCCGGTATCACTACTCTACCTGCTGGAGTGCCATGCGTTCGTCAACAGTATGGACGAATTCAACATTCTCGAATGCTGCCTTACAGCCGAATCGTTCGACCTCATAGGCTTCGTCAAAACCTACCGGGACATGCTCAGCAAAACCGGAGACTTCTGGACGCCCATGAAGTTCATCACCGCAAGCCCGAAACCCGTGGACGGTATCCCGCCCGTCTCCTACTGTCCTCGATGCGGAGCGTTGATCTGGCCGGACACCACACAACGCTGCATCAACGGACAACCCGAAAACGACGCCGAATATTACCGACGAATCCTCGAAATCTACAAGAACAACCCAGACCCGCTGTTCTGCCACAATTGCGGGCAACGCTTCAAATACGTCGGCCAAGACCAACTAGCATACAATCATCAAAGCAACCGCGCCGACATCCTACGCACGCTCAAACTCAAAGCGGAAACACAACCAACGTTCGACTTGGCGGAGTTCAACCAATGACCGGCGAACCATTCTCGTTCAGCCTGTTCATTCCCGGCATCCCCGCCAGTAAAGGCTCCTACCGGCCAATCACCGGCAGGAGCCGAACCACAGGCAAACCCGTCACCCGCCTCATACCGATGGACAAGAAGGAACGCCCGTGGCGCGACCACGTGCGCGACACCATCCTCAGCCACAAACACCCAACCATCCCACCCAACTCATACATCATAATAGAAACCACATTCTACCTGCCACGCCCCAAAACCATCCCCCCCCACAAACGCAAACACCCCACAGTCAAACCAGACATCGACAAACTCCAACGCGCCCTATACGACGCCATCACCGAAACACACATCTGGCATGATGACTGTCAGATAACCGACGTAACCAGCCACAAACGATACGCCGACAACACCACAACCGGCGTATCCCTCACAATCACATGGAAACCAAACCAATGAAGAAACCAAACGAATTCGACTACTTCCGCAACACCACACCCGGCTACAAGCTAGGCCGCATTCTCGGCGGCCTACTCATCAACCTAACCGCCCTACTCATCACCACCGGCACCATAGCCCTACTCAAACTACTCATAACCTACATCCTCGCGTAAGGAACCATCATGCCCCTCAGCCAACACAAAACCGAACTAGCCCTCCAATGGCACCGCAAACACTACAACACCGAATACATCGCCCAACTACTCAACACCACCCAAGAAGAAATACAAACCATCATCAACCAACACCAACAGCAAACTAAACCCAAGAAAGCATAAAATACCCCTTATGAGCAACGTAACCAGAGACGCCCACGGAAGAATCACCGGCGGAGTAAACAACCCAACCGGTAAAGGCGGATTCCAAGAACGCCCACAAGACCGCAGCCGCAAATGGACAAAACGTGGCAGCGTGAAATACAACCTCCAACAATTCCTTGAACTCACGAACGAGGAACTAGCGGAATGGGTGCAGCGTATGGACGAACTGACCCAAGCCGAACAGATCGCCCTACGCCGGGTTCTTGAATCAAAGAAAGACGGTGAGAAAGCATTCCGCGCCTATCAGGACATTGCCAACCGTACCGAGGGCATGCCCCGACAGCAGGTTGACCAGACGGTTCAGATGTACGAGCCGCCTACAATCAACGTTACGGTGAAGTGAACAAACCCGAGCCTATTATTCTCAATAAGGCTCGGGTTTCCTCGGGTGAAGACCAGCCTATTGAGAATCGCGCGCACATTATGGAACAAAACGGAACATTCAACCTCGTAATCCCCAAAGCATACGAAGATTTATTGTTCTTCCTCCATGACCGTGACAATCCGCCATACCGCTACTACGACTACAGCGGAGGCCGTTCGAGCGCGAAAAGCACCAGCGTAGCCCTAGCCCTAGCACTCGAAGCCAGCATGTACCCCACCCGCATCCTATGCACCCGCGAATTCCAGAACAGCATTCAGGAAAGCGTCAAACAGCTCCTAGCGGATATCATCAGCCGCTATCAGCTTCCCGGTTTCACTATCACCCGCGAACAGATAACCCACGTCAACGGCAGTGTGTTCTGGTTCAAGGGCTTGCACGAAGACCCCGAAAGCACGCTGAAAGGCATCGAAGGCGTAGACCGGTGCTGGATCGAGGAAGCCCAGTTCATCACCGACCATAGCCTAGACGTGTTGCTGCCGACCATTCGAAAGAACGGCAGCACCATTATCTTCACCCGTAACCCCCTAACCCCGGAGGATGCGATAACCACACGTTTCGTCACCCACCCGAGCCAGCTCACACAACAGCGCACCACCCACCATCACACCACATGGCGGGACGCCGAACAAGCTGGAATACTCCCGGAAGAGATTCTGCGACAGGTCGAGGAATCACGAAACAACCCAGACTTCGCCCACATCTGGGAGGGAATGCCATACGAGAAAACCATCAACCAGATCATAAGCTGGCAGCAACTCACAGACGCGACCGAACGTCAACCTCAAACAGACGGCGGCGTAAGCTTCGGCGTTGACGTGGCCCGATACGGAGCCGACCGAACCGCCGTAGCCATCGTAAAGGGACGCCACCTAGTAGACCTCGTGAGCTGGAGCAAGACCAGTCTTGTCGAAACAGCGGAACGCATAATAACCCTTGCCGGAACACATCATCCAAGCATCATCAACGTGGATGATACCGGCGTGGGCGGAGGAGTAACGGATATTCTCCGCAGCCGAAACCAACCAGTGAACGGCGTCAACTTCGGAGCCAAGCCCAAGCATCCCGACCGCTATCCGGCAGTCAGTTCGGAATTATGGTTCGAGTTTGCCGAACAGCTTTCGGAAATCACCATCAACCCGAATCTGGAACACCGAGCCGAACTGTTTCAGGAACTCAGCACCCGTGAATGGGCAATCAACAACAGAAACCTACGCGAAGTGCAGCGGAAGAAAGACTACAAAACAGAGAATCAGACTGGTAGCCCCGATCTAGCGGATAGCGTCCTTCTCGCCTACTACAAGCCGCTGCAACTTCCATCGTGGGACGTTGCTGTTTGCTAGGTTTATGCGTTGCACCCGGTAGACTAGACGCAGGGTCTTATGACGAATCGAGGAAACTGTGAGCCTGCTGAACAATCTCCGTGAAGGTTTTATGAGCGCGTTCGACCGTAACCATGCGCCCAGTATGTCCCCCACACCGATGGGCGGGAACATCTGGCAGCCGATGGGCGGCAACACTATCCCCATGCACGACACCTACGACAACGTGTTCCCGTATGTGAACGCCATCGCCCAACGGTTCAGCACGGTAATCCCCTACGCCGTGGACTCGGACAACCGGCGTATCGAACCGGCTCCCGCACCATTGGCCGCGCTCTACGCGCCCAACGACACGTATTCGTGCTTGGAGTTTCTCAAGATCGTTTGCGCCACCATCCTCACCCAATCACACTTGGATATTCTGATCTGGACAACTAACGGGCCGGGCGGAGACATTACAGCCGACAACATCATCGGATATACGCTGCTACCGTCGAACAGCCGCCAATACAATTCTTCTCGCTCGGACTGGTATCATCGCGTCACGATGGACTTGGGCGACGGCGAACGAGTCTACGAATTTTCCCGGGGCGAAACCATCGCTCTCAGCTACAGCCAGCATCCGAACGACCCGACGCGCGGCATTGCTCCTGCCATGACGGTGAAGAAGTGGGCGAACGTGGACGATATGATCGCCGACTATGAGCGTGGTTTCTTCGGCAACAACGCTGTACCGGCTGGAATGCTCGGCATCGTATCGGAAAACACTGAAGACTTCCAACGCAACCGCGACCGCCTCGAAAGCACATTCCGAGGCGCAGGCAACAACAACGGAATCGTGTACAACATGATCCCGGTTGACCCTATGACCCATAAGCCCAGCACCACCAGTAAACTGGTGTGGGTGCCGTTCCAGAACGCCAACGATACGCTGGACTTGCAGACCGTCAACGATGTGGTGAACAACCGGTTGTCGAACGCGCTCGCTGTCCCGGATATTATTCGTGGCATCGACAACGGGCAGACCTACGCCAACGCCGAACAAGCGGAACGCGCGTTCATTGAGAACACGTTGAAGCCGTTGTGTATGACGGTGTGGGATAAATGGCAGTTCGAACTAGACCGCATCACTGGAGGCTTAGGCTATGGCATCACTTTCAACCTCGATCTGCCGTCCCAGACTGATGTGGAGAAGGCGCAGGCGGACACTCAGAAGGTTCGTATTGACTCGCTGACCCAGCTTTTGAACATGGGGGCCAGTTTGGAATCTGCCGTGGACGCGCTCGGACTCCCCGACTCGTATAAGCGTCTTGACCTGCACCAGTCGGCTCCGACCCTGACTATCCCAACAGCCGCAAAACGGTATAGCCGTAATATCAAAACGCAGGAGACGGCAACCGAGAAACGCATCCTGCCCGCCACCCGAACCTACGTGAACAGAGTCATCCGAATGGCCCGCCGATCCCAGAACGGACTCCGCGACGACTTGGAAGCCATCGGCGACCAGTGGATTAACGACGTGGAAGATGACCTGATGACCAACCTCGCCGCCTACGCCCGCCGTACCGGCTACGAGTTGGAGCAGGTCATTACCGCGTGGACGGAAGTCCACCCCGAAAGCTCCCTTGCCGTGGAAGTCGAGAACTACACTGCCGATGATTGGCGGCAACTCTACTTCTGGACTGAACTCCCCGATACGGTGCATGAAGCCTACGTGGAACACTTGCGTAGCATCGCCAAGTCTACCAGCAAGACCATCACAAACAACGTCCTCGAACTGCTGAACCGGGCCGACGTGGAACAGTGGGACGCAAAACAGTTGCGCGACCATCTCGAACAATTAGGCAACGATCACGCCGAACTGATTGCCCGCTGCGAGACGGTGCAATCCCAACGGCTCGGCAGCTTGTACAGCGCCCGCAATCTCAGCGAAACTCTTGGCGTCCGACTGTACAAGGTTTGGCGTACCAGCGGCGACGAAAAAGTGTGCGAATTCTGCAATCACATGGAAGGCAAGCGAATCGCACTTGATGACACGTATCTGGCTGAGAACGCCAGCGTCGAGATAGTCGACCGCACCTACGTGAACAATTTCGAGAGTATGCAAACACCGAACGGACACCCCAACTGCCGGTGCTATGAGGATTACGAGGTGGTGGAATCATGACGTATGACATCCATTGCAAACGTTGCGGACGCTACTTGGGTTCCTGCGCCCGCAACACCACGGTCACGTTGAAATGCCCGAACTGCAAGGGCTTGGACACGTACCGCATCGTGCTACTATGGGGGTCAGAACATTAAGCCCATTAAGGACGTTCGACCGCACCACTACCCTACTATTTGAAAGGGCCAAAATGAAGACTCGTAAGAGCTTCGCCAACAGCGGTGCCCCAGAAACCAATGGTCGTACCCTCACCTTCCTTGCCAACAGCGGCAAAGTGATGTGCGACGGACTCACCGTAGATTTGAAGACACTGAAAGCGCCGTTAATCGACGGCACTCTGAAACTCGTGTCCGACCTCACCGAGTCCGACAAACTATCCCTTCCGCTCCTGATCGACCACATGCCCAGTATCGAATGCCAAGCGGGTGCAATCACCCGACTTTGGATGACCGACGCCGGACTAATGGCCGAAGCGAAACTCAGCGAGGTAGATCAGGGCGAACGTATCCGCCAGCTTGCCGCCGACGGATGCCTGACCAACAGTTTCAGCATCACCGTTGAATTCAACCAGCGTCCCGGCAAGGACGGTATCATCCACGATGGCGAACTACTGGAAATCAGCGTCGTCTATCGTGGGGCCGACCCAAGGGCCGCTTTCACCGCAATCAACAGCCGCAACACTAAGAATGGAGACACCATGAACCCGGAACTCCTGAAGAAACTGGCGCGTACCATCGCCCAGTTCAAACTCACGCCGGACGAGGCGGAACAGCTCACCGATTCCATCGGTGACATCATGCAGTCCGCTCTCGATGACATCACCGCTGCCATCACCAACCAGAAGGAAGGCGAGGGCGAGGGCACCCCGGAACCGGAGGAACCCGTGCAGACTTCCAACGGTCGCCAGACCATCATCATCAACAAAGCCAACCACTCCGCCCACCAGTCGGGTACCGTGACGTTCTCCCACGACCGTAAGACGTGGCTTGACTCCGACGACGCCATGATCGCGTTCGAGCGTGCCCTGATCGACACTGATAACAAGGGTGTCGAAGCGTTCCACCGTGAGTGGGCTGACACCGTGAACCGTAACATGTCGGACACCGCATCGTTCGGCGTTGACGGTGCCAATGTGAACAAGTTCATCCCGACTGGGGCAATCACCACAATCGCGGACGCGCTGAACACGCGCGGTTCCGGCCTGTGGAATCTGCTGCGTAAGACCGGCATGGATCGTCTCACCATCGGTGGCAATATCGCCGGTCTGACTGACCAGACCCGTGCTCACGGCTACCCTGTGGACTCCTACGGCACGAAGAAGAAGGAACAGGTGCTTTCGTTCGTGAAACGCGAGCTTCAGGCCGACTACACCTACAAGTACATCAACCTGAACAAGGGCGATATTCGCCGCACCCAGCGTCCGGGCGCTCTGCTCCGTTACGTGTTGCAGGAACTCCCGAACTACATCGTCCAGACCATCGAACGTCAGATCACTCTTGGTGTTTATACGGACATGGCCCATTTCCGTTCCGTCGTGACCGACGCAGCAGACAAGTCGTCCGAGTGGAAAGGCAACCGTTTCGCGCTCTCCTACACCATGACGGATAACGCTCCGCTAATGGACTTCGTGCGGGCCTCCCACATGGTTCGCGCGCAGGGCAACAAGGTGCTGCTGTGCAACGCTGACACCGTGGCCGACCTGCTGATGTCCGCGAACTCGAACGGCAACACGTATATCGCTCTCGGAGGTGACGATACTCTGGCCCGCGCCCTCGGCGTTAACCAGATCATTACCCCTGAATGGTGGACGGACACGGACGACACCACCACTATGGGCGTCATTATGGCTGCGTCTCACTACGCGGTGGTTGGCGATACGTCCATCGAGGCTTTCACTAACTTCGCGTTGTCCACTAACACCAACGAGTATCTTCAGGAGATTTACGCTGGTGGCGGTCTGGACGCGGAGAAGTCCGCCGTGGTCATCAAGCCGAAGGGTGAATGAGGTGATCTGCCATGACGATTAAACAAGTTCGATTCGTTAAGGCGGACTCTCGTAACCCGGTTCAGGACATCGCCGAACTAGCGGTGTTCGACGCTTCGGGTAATCCCGTTGACCCTCCGACTTCCCTTGCCGATGGCAGCGTGACGGCCGCGAAACTGGCTAACAATGCTGTCACTTCCGGTAAGATTCAGGATGGCAGTATTACCGGCGCTGACCTTGCCAACAGTACCGTAACCGCAGCCAAGATCGCGAGCGGTGTTCTGCCGACCAACGCGACCAAGGAAAAGGCCGGTCTGGTCAAGCAAGCCGTGCACGTTAACGACCCGGCTGGCGAAACTCCGACTAAAGCCGAGTTTATCGCGCTCCGTAACGCCTTGGTCGCAGCCGGACAGATGGCGTCCGCCTGACACGCTACCCTAGACAGTAGCGGGACTGCACCGCAAAGGCCCTATCTCCTACAATGGGAGGTAGGGCCTAACTCATTTTCGGAAGGAGCAATAATGGACATCGACGCAAGCGTAATCGATCAAGTGGGAGAGACGATCTACGCGCGATGGAAGGACGCCGCGCTCGCAGACCTCGCCAACATCATATGTCAAAAAGACCTATTCCCGATTACGGATGATTACGTGGGAATTGTCGTAGGAGATGGCCGCCACGTAGCGTTACCGGCATGGTATTCGGATGTGACCAACGTGCAGACCACCGACGGTGTGAAGCTCAATTTTCATGTGAACTACGATATGGGCGACGGGTGGACGCCCGAAACCAAATACGCCAACTGTCTGACAATCGCGCAATGTCTTAATGTCGGCACGGCAATAACCGTGACCGGAACGCACGGGTTCGCCAAGCTTCCCGCCCCATTATCTTCAGTATTGGCGGCTGTCATCGAGGCAGACCAGAACGTTCTTGAACAGACCGACCGCATCACTTCCAAGAGCATCGAGGATGTGAGCGTAAGCTACGCCACAATCAACGAGACGGCTATGGAACGTGCGTTGACCCCGTATCGTTCACTTATCAGCCAGTGGAGCCTATGCCGAAACGGCGGAGACAGCGGCGGTATTCTCTCCCTGCCTCGCAAGCACCATAATCTGCCGTGGTGGCTCAACCAGCAGGATTACATGGGAGGTGACTACGCTTATGGCAACGCTCTGTGACCCGTTCCGCTTGTTCCCGAACCAAGTCCAGACAGCGACGCTTTGGCGGTACACGGCTCCCGGTCTGCCTAACGAACAATTGGCCGACTTGCAGGTGATTGTGAAGCATTCCACCCAGTCCGACCAGCCGACCGAATACGGTTCGCGGATCAGCAGCCGACGCTTCCATATTCAAACGGACACGGTTCCCGAGAACTTGCGGGAAAACATGGAACTATGGCCCGATCTCATGGTTGAATTGTCCGATGGCAGAGTGTACCAAGTCACGCAAGCCAGTCGAGGCGATGACATGGACATGGGGGAAACCCGGTTCATCACCGTGTACGGGAACCCGTATGGAAGGGATAGTCTATGAGCTACCGTTTACAGTTGTCCGCTGATTGGGCTCGCAAGCTCTCCACCCAACAGTTGAACAAGGGCGGCGTGAAAATGATGACCGACATCCTCAAGATGGCACGTCAGAACGCTCCCGTACTCACCGGCGCTTTGCGTAACAGCGGACGTTTCCAACAGCTCTCCACAATGAAGTGGCGTATCACGTTCGGCAACAGTCGCGTGCCTTACGCACGTATCCGCGAACACACGAACCGGTTGCACCCGAACACGGTACGCTACCTCCAGCGGGCTAGGAACACTGCCGCCAGCCGTGCTAAATCATATTTCAACCTAGGATAGGAGCGCCATCATGATTGATCTGGCCATGTGCATGACCCTCCAAAACGAGGGTTTCGGCACTTACGGAAAGACATTGTTCTTCGGCACCAGCCCAGTACTGGACACGGGTAGCGTCACTAACGCCGAGGGCATCTGGGTCAACGCGAACACGGTTGACATCAACGGCGACCTGTACACCGATCAGCTCACTATCAGTAGCCGCTATTTCGATGTGATCGAACAAGGCCGTCTGATGCTCCGACTCCTGCACTTCGTCAACAATCGTCTGCATAAGTATTGCCGACTGACATGCACCCCTATCGCTGATATAGACTTTGTATCAATCCGCGTGCATCCGGCTACCGCAATCGACATGGACGCCATCGACGGGGAAGGCCGCTGGGTGAAAAGCATCCGGTTCAATGTGGATTACAAGCTTTCCCCCGAAACGGTAGAATAGTAACCGTCCATTAGTCGCCGCGTGTGCAGTCCCGCCCCGACGAAAGGACAATACAATGGCTTCCTACCCCCTTATTGGCAAGAAGACCGTCTACATCGACGATATGGTGATCTCCCCCGACTACGTTCAGGATGAAGCTGGCACCATTACCCTGACTCCCGGCACTACCGAGGTGTCCTCGCAGTCCGGCACTATCAACGTACCGAATGGCTCATATGAGGAAATGAGTTTCGAGCTGAACATTATCTGTCCGAGCGTCCGCTACCTCGGTATGCTGTTTCCGGAACTGTACCATAATGCGAAGTTCAAGCGCGTTATCTCCGGTTCGCTGTCCGAGACGGGTCAGGTGCGTTTCGGCGGCACCGAATGTGTTTCCAACACTCCGCGTGACATCATTATCCATAACGTGTGCGATGGCCATTCATCGGCGCAGGACTTCCGTATCCCGCAGGCGCTAACCAGCGCGGGCGGCGAGTTCACCGTGAGCCTGTCCGACCCGTTCGTGGTCACACTGTCCGGCTCGATGACTCCCGGTGCGAACGGTGCCGTCGTCATGGGCGAACTTGATCTGGATACCCCGTCGTACTACGACGAAGATTCCGGCACCATCAAGACGGAGAACGTTCAGGTCACCGCGCTTACCGCGTCCCCGGCGAACATCTCGGGCAGGGTCGGCGATCATGTGACCGTGAGTGTGATGGCGTCTCCGAATGGTGCCACTGGTACCATCACCGCCACCGTAGCTGAAGCTGCTAAGGCTGTCGCTACGGACAACGGGGATGGTACTTGGGATATTCAGCTTAAGCAGACTGGTGCGGGTACCGTCACGTTCAAGGCTGGCAGTGCTCAGACCGTGGTTAACTTTAATGTCGCCGGTGCGTGAGCATAAGTAACGCCCGCCACCGTAGCTGGCACGGTCGGGTGGCGGGCGTGTGATAGAGAAGTTTCCGAAGGGGAATAATCCCATAATATCACACGAATGGAGCAACAATGACTACCCCTGTTTTGAGCATCGACACCCGAGAAGCGTTCCGCACCCTCACCGTGAAAATCGACGGCACCGTGTACACCATGCGCCCGCTCGGCTCAAAGGACATGCTCACGATCTTGGATAATGCGGAGACAATCGACAAGCTGAGCGCTGGCGTGGCTAACCGTGAGACTTTGGAAACCGCTGAAAAGATTATCTTCCCGCTGGTTGAATCGCTTATGAGTCCAGTCGATAAATTCTCCGTGTGGGCTGAACAGACCCGTAAGCGTAGCGACCTTGCCTATCAGCGTGCCATGACCGCGTTGTGCGTGCTTATGGCTAAGAACATCACGGTTGACATCAAAGGAGAATAATGAAGTCGTGGGATAGCCTGCTTACTCCCGCCGAGCGGGAGGCGATGAAGAATTACAAACAGAAGGAGGCGGCTCGCAAGCCGCTTCCGAGCGTCCATATCCTCGCCGAGCTTGGTGACTTGTATGGGTGGCAGGCTATCCGCGACGTGTTGGAAAACAACGTGTCTCCTTCCCTGATGATGAACCTGCTCAGGGAGGGACGCCGTATCCGACGGCGGCGGCTGGCGGAACAATATCTCATGACGTTCGATTGCATAGCCGCCGCGTTCAGCAAGAATGGCGACCGCAGGATTAACACGATTATCGAAAAACTCGGGAAGGATGTGTGATGGCAGACTCGACACTGACCCTAGACGCCGAGATTAACACCGGCGATTGGAACGCTGGCGTAAAAGATATTCAATCGGGTAGCCGTCAGATCGAAGAGTCGGCGCGACAGGCTGATGAATCGTTGGGTGACGTTGACAAGTCTGCTAGTAAGTCTTCCAGCGGGTTAGGGAAGTTCGGTGCCGCCGCCGGTGCCGTTGGCGGTCTTGTTTCCTCGGGTATCGGTATGGCTGTGGACGCCATCGGTGATCTTACCGGGGGCATTATCGAAGCCTCCGACTCTGCGGACAAGTTCAAAAGCACGCTGAACTTCGCAGGACTGGATACGGGTACGATTGACGCGCTCACCGCCAGCACTCAGACTTACGCCGACCAGACAGTTTACAGCATCAGCGATATCCGTAACGTGACCGCTCAGCTTGCCGCGAACGGAGTACAGGGCTTCGACAAACTAGCCGAGGCGGCTGGCAATTTGAACGCTGTCGCCGGTGGTAACGCGGAAACTTTTAGCTCTGTAGGTATGGTGCTTACGCAGACCGCTGGCGCTGGCAAGCTCACCACGGAGAACTGGAACCAGTTGGCCGACGCCATTCCCGGTGCATCCGGCAAACTTCAAGAGGCCATGCTAAAGAACGGCGCTTACACTGGGAACTTCCGCGACGCGATGGAGAAAGGCGAGATCAGCGCGGAGGAATTCAACCAAGCCATAATGGACTTGGGTATGACGGACGCCGCGAAGGAAGCCGCTACCAGCACCAGCACTATCGAAGGTGCGATGGGTAATCTGGAAGCGTCCGTAGTTGGTGTGGGTACGACGATTCTTGACCAGTTCAAAGGCCCGTTGACATCCGGTATCAGCATGTTGGCGCAGAGAATCAGCGGACTTAGCGGCGTGTTTACGGGACTAGTGCAGACTGTCGGCCCGATTCTCTCACAAATTGGCACAACGTTCCAGACAGCGTTTCAACCAGTTGTGGGAATGGTGCAATCTCAGTTGCTTCCGGCACTTAAGCCGCTTATGAGTGCCTTGCAGAATCTCGGTAATGCCATCATGCCTGCAATCCAGCCCATCGCATCAGGGTTAGCTACCATAGTGAGCTACATCGTGCAAACTATGAGTGTTATCGCGACTGCTGTAACGCCGGTGATTAATAACATCGCTGCGTCGATTCAGACGGTGCTTCCGGCACTCCAACCGCTAATGAGTGCTTTGCAGAATCTCGGTAATGCCATCATGCCTATTATCACGGCCGCAATCCAGACCATTGCACCAGTGTTGTCTACCATAGTGAGCTACATCGTGCAAACTATGAGTGTTATCGCGACTGCTGTAACGCCGGTGATTAATAACATCGCTGCGTTGATTCAGGCCGTGCTACCCGCCATCCAATCAGCGTTCCAAATCTGGGGCACTTACATTCAAGGCGTTATCAACGCGGTGTTCCCATTCATCCAGACGGTTGTTACTTCGGTTATGAACGTTATTAACGAGATAATCACCACCGTATTGGCAGCGATTAACGGTGATTGGTCTGGAGTATGGGAAGGTATCCAGAATATCGTTTCCAGTGTTTGGAACGGTATCCAAAGTATCGTTTCCGGTGCCATCAATGCAGTGTCGGGCGTCATTTCAAGCGTGTTGAGCGGTATCAGCGGTATTTTCAGCAGTGTGTGGAACGGTATTAAGGGCGCGGTAAGCAGTGCGTGGAGTGGCATCACCACTGCTGTCAGCAGTGGTGTAAGTTCGATGATGAATTTCATCACCAGTATCCCAAGCCGTATCATGGGCGTGTTCAGCGGAGCCGGATCATGGTTGCTGAGCGCCGGACAGAATATTATTCAAGGCTTGATTAACGGCATCAAGAACGCCATCGGCGGTGCCATATCTGCGGTCAAGAACGCGGTTAGCGGCATCATCGATGGTGCTAAGAGCCTGCTGGGTATCGCGTCCCCGTCTAAGGTGTTCGACCGTGAGATCGGTCGGATGATTCCTGCTGGTCTTGGCCGTGGCGTATCTGAGAACGAGCGTGCGGCCACTCGTCCGGTGGAAGACATGGTGAATTCTCTTCTGCCGTCGTCCATTGTGACGCCCATGCCAGTTATGTCTAGCCCGGTGCCTGTGAACATGAACAGTGGCCCGCGTGTGAGCGCGCCTATCACGGTGAACGCGCTTGACCCGAACGCGGCCGCACAAGAGACTGTGAGGGTGATTAATTTCCATTACGTGTGACAAGCCGCGCGGGTAGACTGAGGGTATGGCTATCTTTACCCTTGACCCGCGCGACGTTCGCCTGACCCTGAACGGGTTCCCCTTGTATGGGACTGACTCGTATGGGTGTGAGTGGCACGTAACGTTCCAGAACGTCTCAGGATTGTTCGACGGTGTTGGTTCGACCTTGCAGACCAAGGACAAAGCATGGTCGGATGGCTGGTTTAGCAATATTCCAGTGGCTCAGGGTCGCTCGATCAGTGTCGAGGGTCATATTATCGGCAAATGCACGGAAAACTGCATCAACGCTTGGGATGCGTTCAAACGTTCGTTTAACATCACCAGTCAATCGCTTGTAGTGCAACTGGGGAACATCAGCCGTCAGGTGCAGGTCATGCAATCGTCTTCCGCTCCATTGGTGGAGTGGGCTGGCGTCAATATTCTTAAATTCAGTATCGGTCTGACCGCTTTGGACTCGTATCTTTACGATATTCAGTCAGTGAGCGGAAAAACCGGGTTACCGCACACTCAGGGCGGTATGACGTTCCCCTATCATTTCGAGGATATCAATACTGGCAGTGAATCAACGTGGGTGTGGTCTGAAACAACCATGTCGGGTAGCGTGCGCCTTACTAATACGGGTAGTGCTCCGAGTCCGGTGACTATTCGTATCGATGGGCCTGTGGTCAATCCGCAGGTTGAGCATAGGCCGAGTGGACATATCATGGCGTTCGATCTCAGTTTGGGTGAGGGTCATTACATTCTTATCAACGGTGCCACGCATGAGATTCTTGTCGATGGCACCGATCCGGCACGTGGCAGTGTGACCAGACGAGAATGGAGCTACGCGGAGGTAGGTGAGAACATCTGGATGTTCAGCGCCGAGGAACCATCTGATAACGCACGGATGACGGTCACGTTCAACCCGGCTTACATATAAGGAGGTGCCGGATGTCTTTTATCTCTAACCGATTGCCGCAGTCGAACGGCTTGCACTCTGACACGGCGCGTGTGCTGTGGCAGCGTTCCGGCTTGCAGTTCGTCGCCGTCACGTTGAACGACGGCACGGTGATAGCCGAACTCCCAGACCTCCAACTAACCCATCTGACGTACCGTTTCGAGGAAACGACCAGCGAAACGGCCACGCTCCCGTGGCGCAACGCTCCTCGCAACTGGGACGAAGCCACCACACCGTATCAGGTCGCCATACTCCTGTTGCGCGAATCTACCGTCCTGTGGGGCGGTATCGTGGTTAAACGCGGGCGTGCAATGCGCGGAGACGGATTAACACTGACGTTGGCAACCGTCGAACACTATCTCGATAACGTGTACGTGCAGGATCATACGTACACGAATCGTGACCAGTGCGAGATCGTAGAAGACCTCGTAACCACCACGCTTAAAAACCACCGTTTCAATCTCGTTGTCGAAGCGTCCCCGAGTAGCGTCAAACGTGACCGCACGTATGAGGCGGAAAGCGACAAGACCCTGCTAAGCGTGCTTCAAGAGCTTGCCAGCGTGCTGAACGGGCCGGAATGGTGTACATCATGGCGTGCCATCAACGACGGGCATTATGAACCTGTGATGACGGTCGCCGACCATATCGGTTCCACCACGCCAAGCACGACGTTCGATGAAAGCGTTATGGCCACGTTCAACCTGTTGGAGGATTACACGAACGGGTATGGCGCTAACGCGGTAATGGCTGTGAGTACGGCTGACGCTGGCGACCGTCCGCAATCCGATTGGATGATTGCAGATCAGCCCAACCGGCCTCTGCTCGAATACGTGTTCCAGCCGTCCACAAGCATTACGAACAAGAGTACGCTGAACGAACACGCCAAGTCCTCGTTGTTGCAGATGCAGAACGGTACCCAGACCATCACTATGGGGTTGAGCCTTCTGACCTCTCCAATGGTGTATGAGGAGTGGAAGCCGGGCGACCTCATCGCATGGACTGTGGAGGAAGACGCCGAGCATTTCCCCGACCATAATCACGGTACCGCCCGTATCATCGGGTACGAGATAGATTTCAGTCAGGCGTGGACCATCACACCTATATTGCAGCAGGAGGACGATAATGCCGAGCAAATTCAAGTTCAGTCTAGATAGCGCGGACGCTACGGCACGCCAGTTCTCAGACATTAAACGCCAGTTGCAGGAACTGCCGCCGAGTATCGTCAACAGCGTTAAACCTATGGTCGATCAGATCACGAAAATGTATGAGGAAGTGCAGACGCTGACCAACAATCTTGACCAGCGTGTGCAGGAAAGCATCACTCGCAACAGCTATACCCGTGCCGAGATTGACGTTAAAACTCAGACGTGGAACTGGGGGGTATTGGCTCCCAATCGTGGTGGTACTGGTATCGCCAACGCTTATAACAATGTGTTTGCGTCAGGCTCTTGGCGCGCGGTGTGGGTGTTGTCTGACGGCACTATGGGCACGGCTCAGTCGATTCGTGCAGTGAAGACCGATATCGTGGACGCGGACGACTACATTCCCGTTGCCGCTCTCCGCAAGGTGAAGTGGTGCATCTATCGGATGAAGGATGACAAGAACCTGAATCTTGATGACGCGCAGCCGTTGGTCGGCATGATCGCCGACGATCTGGATGAAAACGGATTGGGGTTCTTCTGCGAATACGATGAAGACGGCACGCTGGTAGGCATCAACTACCCCATGCTTGGTGTGGCGGCGCTCCGACTCGCTCAACAGGTAGCGGATGAATTGGACGCGCTCAAAGCTAAGGTTGATGCTCTATCCACTGACAAAGATAAAATGGTCGTAGACGATTCGGAGGAATGATTATGGCTATCATCATGCACCCGCTTACCGCGAAAAACGGTTCCCCGGAGTATACGGCGGACGATTACAGGCACGCCATCAATCCTCTATTAGTACCGTCCGATGGTACCGCGTTCAACGGGTTGTCTGGCATCCGTTACGGTTCCCCGAGTCCTCTGGTCACGGTGAGTGGTCTGACCGTGACCGTGAAACCTCATTGCGGTACTATCAGCCCGTGGGATGGTTTGGGCGCGTACACTTACGCCATTACCACCAATACGACCGTGCAGTTGGCGGACTCAACCAATAATTACAAAATCGCGGTTACGGTGGAAGACCCGTCACAGTCTCACGGTACTACTCCACGCGGCAAGATCGAAGTGTTCACTGCTGGCACTCCTGACTCGAATATCAACGGTCTTGTGATCGCCAAGGTGAACGCCGGTGTCGCGTCGGACGCGGCCCCGATGATTCGCAATAATGCGATTCTGATGGCGCGTGATCTTGCACAGCTTAACACTATTGCCGCGATGGATGGGCAGGAGGCTGTGACTATTGCCGATAATGCCCATTATGTCAGAAACAATGGAACGTGGGCTTCTTCACAGTTATTTGACTCGTCGGACACGTTCAAAGCCGCCGGATACACGAATCCTAACAACTGGTTTGAATTTACGTTCTCGTCCCGCGTCACATCGTTCGGAAGCACTCAAAACGTGGAATTGGCGAAGTTCGGAAACATAAACTGCTGCCATATTCTGCACGGTGGATGGTACATGCTTAGCGCATTCCTTAACGTCAAGTATGAGCATGCAGACTCTCCTACGGTGTGGTTTCGACGGTACTCCGGAAACGTTTGGGACAAGTATATCGACACTCATGTTTCGTTCTCAAAGAATGACTGGAATGGATATACGGTATTCAGCATTCCGACCGTGGTCTACAATATCCCGGATAACACTGTTATCTCGTTGGGTCTTGGGAATAGTTTCGTTTCGGCTGTCGGCAGTTTTACGGAGTTCACCGTAACTAGGATTAACCGGAACCTGTAATCTCGTTATAGTGGCATACCGCCCTTTGCTCGCACTTCGATATTCTCCGGAATCGGAACGACGAAGCTCACCAATGGGCGGAACACGTCATTGGGTGTAATATGCGGGCCTACTGAAGTTGTGCCGTGGTAGTTACCATCCAAAGTTAATCCACATCTCCCAATTGCCGTCTTTACATGATAAACGACATCATCACATGTTCCACTGTTCATGATAATGGATATTATCTTCACGGTCTAAGATGAAATCATGATGGAAATTCTCACGGCAATCATCGGCGTAGGCGGCGTAGCACTCGGAGGACTCATAACATGGCTAGCTAACCGTAGATCAGACTTGACCAGCGCGTATCAAGCTTTAGTGTCCGCTCAAGGGGATATGAAACGGCAGATCGACGCGCAAGACCAGAAAATAAGCGCACTAATCAAGAACCGTGATGAGATGCAATACACGATTGACCTTGAGACTGGGTATATTCGCGCGTTGGGACACTGGCTGTCGCAGTTCTGCGAGATTATCGAACCTGAATTTTTGGAGAATCATCCTAAACCGTCGTTGCCTGATGTCCTACGCGACCGTATTGCATCGCTTGAGGAACTGGTCGGAGGTAATGAATAGCCGAGCATGTTTACGAACATGACTTCTTATGGGGCATTATCGGTAATAATAATATCGATTCGTTCGATGATAAAATGATCCTATGAGACGTTTCAAACGGTGCATGATCATTATCATGTCGCTCTCTGTCGTCTCGTTGATAGTCCACGTCCTGATAACGGCCTACGCCGTTTTATGCATGACGTGGCCGTTCTTCTACACAATCACCTTATAAAAGGAGTTCCAATGGCTTTGAACGGTATCGACATCAGTAATTGGCAGGCTGGTATCGACTTGTCTGTTGTACCGTGTGATTTCGTCATCAGTAAGGCGACGGAAGGGTGCTGGTACGTTTCAGCGGATTGCGCTCGACAGGTGGAACAGGCGTTAAGTCTGGGAAAGTGTGTGGGCGTATACCATTACGCCAACGGCGGTAACGCCGTCTCCGAAGCTGACTTTTTTGTGAACAATTGCGCGAATTGGGTCGGCAAGGTCGTATGGTGCTTGGACTGGGAGCAACAGGGTAACGGACTGGCCGGGTCTGGCGCGTCTGCACAACAGTGGATTAGGTCGTTCTGTGACCGCGTGTACGAGCGTACAGGCTCCCAGCCTATCGTCTACGTGGGAGCGTCCATGCTTAACGATGCTCAGAATATTGGAGATCGTGGATTGTGGGTAGCTCAGTACGCGAATATGGACGCTACTGGGTATCAGGATACTCCGTGGAACGAGGGCGCATATGCGTGCGCTATCCGCCAGTATTCGGGCAATGGTCGTCTGCCCGGATATTCAGGCAGTCTTGACCTTGACAAGTTCTATGGTGATGTTGACGCTTGGAATGCGTATAAGGCGGGTCATTCGAGTGTGACCAACGTGCCGACCCCTTCCGCTCCTGCTCCGTCTACTCCCGCGTCTGGCACGTACATCGTGCGCTCTGGTGACACGTTGAGTGGTATCGCGTCGATGTATGGGACTAGCTGGCAGGTGCTGGCGCAGATTAATAATCTGTCTGACCCTAATCTGATTTATCCGGGTCAGGTGTTGAATATCAATGGTACTGCCAATACTGTTCAGTCCGGTAGTGGAACGTATACGGTGCAGTCGGGGGACACGCTGAGTGGTATCGCCGCCAAGTACGGGACTTCATGGCAGACTCTCCAGCAGATTAACGGCATTGCCGACCCCAATCTGATTTATCCGGGTCAGGTGCTGAAACTGCCGGGCGGCGCACCGTCACCTTCCGTTACACCGTCACCGTCCGTTACGACGTACACTATCCAGCCCGGTGACACGTTGAGCGGTATCGCCGCCCAGTACGGCACCACTTACCAGCATCTCGCGCAGATCAACGGTATCGCCAATCCTGACGTGATCTACGCGGGCCAGACAATCCGCATCAACTAGACTATATGTTAGGAGGTTTGTTATGAGTATTGATACTAGTGAACAGGTCAAGGACACCGCGATTACCAACGAAGTGCCGGACGGTAATGATGATTACGTGCCGACGTTCAACGCCGCGACTCGTAAGTGGGCGTATCTGGTTTCCGGGCTGGTTGGTATCGCTGGCGCGGTGCTGAGTTTCGTGAGCGCCATGCCGGACATGCCGTCGTGGGTGGCTGTGCTGGGTGGCGCTTGTGCTCTGGTCGGCTCCGGCGTGGCGGGAATGTTCGGCGTCCACTACGCAGGCATCTCCAAGTGAGGTAATGATGACAATTGCATTGCTTGAAGTCAATCAAGCAATCATGCAAGGAGCATAACCAATGTTCGAAACATTCCAAACCCTCATCAACGCCGGAGACTACGACCTCGCAGACCTCACCCAGCGCATCAAGACCATGTATGCGATGGGCGAACTCACCGAGCAGGAGATGAAACAGCTACTCGAACAGGCGCAGTCGAAAGCCAAGCCCGACGATTCCTACGCCCCATTGGCCGACCGCGTGAAGGCCATCGAGGAATGGGAGACAACCGTCGAAGAGCGTCTGAACAAGCTGGAAGCCGATTCTCCGACCGAACCCGGCGAACCAGAGAAACCAGCCGACAAGTGGCCGGAATACAAGCAGCCTACCGGAGCGCACGACACCTATCACGTAGGCGACAAAATCACCTACAACGGGAAGCACTACACGTGCATCTACGACGGTTGCGTGTGGGCCCCGGACACCTACCCGCAGGGGTGGCAGGAAGAGGCATGACCCGCATCTACACTGGCACCTCCAAGTGATAGACTGGGGTTGCTTCTTTCGAACGATGGTGTGATGACCGAATGAATTAGCCCGGCACTGGTCTTGACGACTGGTGCCGGGCTATTCTTTCTTTTTTCAGTTGTTCAAGAGGAATTCTCGATTTCGGTATTCGCTGAACACTGGAACGTCTTCTGGGTGATCGTTGTAGGCGCTGACCAGCCAGCCCTTCGCGTATGATTCCTTGGGCTGGGCGTGGATGCGTGCGTGGCATCCCATAGTACCCGAGCCGCAGACGGTAATCAGGTTGCTGGGTAGGTTTAATCCTTCCCAAGCGTGTGAGCGCATACGTCGGTGATGCAGATTAAAAGCGGAGGCGCTTAATGTTCTCCCACAGATGAAGCATCTGCCGTGGTCTCGGTGGAACATTTTCATACGGGTTTCGATATCAGGGTCTGTTTTGCTCACTCGGATACTCCTTCGCAGTGGAAGAAGTACAAGGTTATCGGGGAGACGAGTTTGAAGAAATATTGCCTATCGGTGTCTGTCTTGCATTCATGAATGGTCGTGGTCTTAACGCCCTCAACGCTGCCCAGAACGACGTAGAGTTTGAGGAACGCTTCGGCGTCTTTAATCCCGATTTGACCGAACGTGAGTTCCTGTCCGAGTCCTTGGGTGTCGATGATTTCCTGTGCTTGTGGGGTTTTCTGTAAGAGGTTGATGATCGAGGTCAGATAGTTGATGGTGTTCATTGTTGCTCCTTTGGTGTGATGATGATTGGATTAATGGTGCAGGTTTTTTAGACTATGTTCTAGTCTTTGGTCAGGATGTCGTACCCGAGTTGTTCGGCCAACCGCAACCGGTATTGCTTCTGTGGTTTGCGGCGTTCGTTTTCCCACATGGCTATTACGTTTGGGCTGGCTACGCCGATTCGTTCGGCGAGTTCAGCCTGCGAATACCCGTGTCGTAGACGCCAGTATTTGATGCACTGGCCGATGGTTACTCGGTCGCTGATGGTCGTATAGTCAACTGGGATGTTGCCGATGTTCTGTCGTGTGAAGAACTGGCCGGTCTGGCTGTCCTGTTCCACGGTGACTTCTTGGCCGTTGATTACGGTTTTGGTTTTAGTTTGCTTGCGCATGTTTCACCTCCATACGATTGTGATATACAGACAATATCACATTGTTTCTGTTTTGCCAAACAGCTCACTAATGGCTTCGCGCCCATCGTCAGTCAGCGCGAACCGCCAGCAATGACGGTGCCGACTGTTCACACCCTCCCGATCGACACGGTACACATGACCGGAACGCTCAAGCTCGATCATGCGCGACCTCAATCCCTGCGGAGTATCGTCATACTTCGCTAAGACCGACATACGTTCGATTTCCTCGTGGGTAAGCGGACGCTTCGCCACCCAAAGAATCAACAGCACATGAACCTGTTGTTTGCTGAACATTACGCCACCGCCGGTTCAGCGGAGTGGCGGAGGAATGCGGCCATGCCAGCGGCCACAATCCACCCGGCCACCCACTTGACTCCGAACCGTATCCGGTTGATCTTGGCTGCCATCGCCCATACCGGGAGCGACATCCACGGGCTGAGACACCAGCCGCAGTAGGTGAGTTCTACGAGACTGTACATGTAATTCTTGGCCCATGTGGGGAGCGAGTTGGACAGGTTCTCGGTCTTTACGGTCAGCTTGCGGCGGAGCTCGGAGAACATATAGCCGGGGCCGGGCGAGAGCTGTACGACAGTGGTCGCGTATCCCGCCGTGATTCCAGCCGAAAGCACGGCAGTCCACCAATTGCCATTAGTCTTCATCGGTTTTCCTTTCCTCGTGGCGACGCCAGCAGTGATACCGCTTGTCGCAATCCGCGTACAGGGTTTCGTAGAGTTGTTTCGCCTCGTTGGTGGCTTTGTCGTGGTCGAACCCGTGCTGTTGCAAGACGTATTGAGCGGCACCGACCCAGATGGAGCGGCGAACGTGCTGATACCAACGGTCAAACAGTTTGCCGCACACCTTGTCATGCTTGTCGTCTCCGAGAAAGTCGGCAACGCTCTCCACCACGAACTTACGAAGAGTGTTCGCGGTGATATGGTTACGGTCGAACAGTTCCAGCACATCGCTGGTTAAAATGCTATTCTTCATTGGGCCCCTCTTCTTCTTCGGTTTCGTCATCGTCCACTAGATAATCGTCAAGGCTGATGTCTTGCGGCTCGAAGTAAATCAATCCGTCCAGTAAGATCATCGGGTAGCGCACAGTTACCCCTTGGTCTTTGGCGATGGCGCGTATCCCTCTGGCGGTGGGGCTGCCCGACGACACGATACGGAGCCTACGCCCCATCTGTTGGGCGTACATGCGGCACGTCATCAGATAAACGGCGCTCTGCCGCTTGCATGTGGGACATCCGTCGAATAATGCGAACATGTCAGGGCTTTCCAGAATGGTTGCGGTCTTCATCAGAACGTCACCCCCAGAGCGTCGGCCAGCACATCGGAGATATGGAGCGTGGCCAACTGGCCACGCTTATGGTTTTCGATCTTTTCGGTGATGTCCTTACGGTACACGGGGATGACCTGATGGTTTGCAGTTCCGACCACGCGCGGGTCGAACATCGAGAAATACAGGACTTCCAGCGAATCGCACACCACGAAGTATTGCAGCACCTGCGCCTTATACTGGTCGGGGATGAAGTCGAAGCCGGTCGCCTTGGAGTCCAGAGTGTACTCGGGCAATACCTGTTCAATAACGTCCACCAGTTCGGGTTTCAGGTTAACGATATGAGATCGCATGGCGTCCGTGTGCATCATCCACGGCACTACCGTCTGCAAATGGTAGGCTGAGCCGAGCGACTTGCATTCGATAGCCCACGTCGGCTTCTCAGTGTTCTCGTAGGCGTCTGGACTGCACGCGATACGGTTGTCGTCGTCACTCTCCCAGATACCGCAATCGGGGACGCAATCGACGGGGTTGAAGCCAAGCGTTTTGAGGGTGATCTGGATATTCTTGGGTTCGAGACGGTGGCCGCGTTCCATCGGAGGTTCACCGTCCTCTGGTTCTGCCCACAGTTCCGCGAGAAACTTCCAGAAGTCCACGCCGACCTTAAGCTGCTTGTTCTTGGCTTCGGCGTCCACGATCTTCTCATCGTAGTTCTGGGCCTTCGTGTAATACTCGTTGGCTTTGTCTGGCGTCTTCGCCTTCTTCGCTTGTTCCAACGCCTTGTCTCGGTACTCTTTAAGTTTTTCTGTATCGGTCTGAGCGTAGTGTTCCAAGGCGAGTCCGCCGCTTTTGGTGCCGGTGATACGGCCCACTCGTTCATCAAGCCATGCCTCGGTTTCGTG